TGAGCGCACATTACTGCATACTTGTCGTCACACTGATCAAACAACTTAGCAATGTCTTCTAGAAATACAAAATCACAATCTACAAATAATGCCCATCCTTTGTAATTCATCAAGTGCGGAATTAAAAATCTTGTAAAAGTAAATTCAGTTGATGCTAGTGCATCTGTTTCTCTTGTATAGATCTGTGCTCTTCTTAGGTCTCGTTGTTTTAGCGGCTCAACATGAACTGGCACTGATGCTTTATCTAAGATAGTTTGTTTGCATACTTGAAATGCAATGTCTTCACGACTGTCCCATCCTACAAAAACTCTTAATTTATCTTCAATCTCTTCTTTCAATGTCGCTCTCCGTTAATTCTTTTCCAAGCCAAACTTCAATTACCTTAGCTGTGTTGTTTCCAATATTAATAGCTTTGTGCCAATATGCAGTTGGTATATCTATGCTATCGCCAGGTATTAGTGTACGAGTTGTCTTTCGTCCTTCGCGATCTTCTAGCATCATAACAATTACACCATCAACAACGTGCCAGTGTTCGCTTCGACTAAAATGTCGTTGATCACTAAGAGCTCTGCCTTGTTCAAATGATAATTCTTTTACTTGCCATTCGCCGTTACGATCTAATATTTTATAAGAACCCCATGCACGTTTAGTAACTAGTTTTTCCCAGTTACTAAGTATCCAACTACTTGAATTCTTTTTGTCTTCACCGCCGATACCAAAAACAAATTCTACATCTTTATTATCGCCATACATTACTTGTTCTGGGATTTTGCCTTCAACTCTATCTCCACCGTTTGCAACAATAAGTTTACCAGTTGTTGTTTGTAAAAGATATCCAATTGCTTTTGTTGTGCCGCCAGTTTCGTCGTCTTCAACTAGTATAACATCGTCAACCATTTCAAGATGTTTAACAATGTTTGCACGTTCTTCAAATGGCATAAAGGCTTGACCTTTTTTATTCTCAAGCCACGTATCGGTGTTAAGACCTACTATAAGTTTATCACCAAGTTTCTTTGCTTCCTTAAAATATTCAATATGTCCGGAATGTAGTGGATCAAATCCACCAGTTACTAATACTGTGTTCATGTAGGTATTTACGTGTTACCAACCAAAGATATAGTCTTTTCTGACATTAGTAATTTCTCTTGCACCAAAAGACTTTAAGAATAGTCCAGCACATTCGTCTGTATCAGCTTGTTGTTCACAAACAATAATTGGTTTATATTTTAGTATTGTATCCATTGCACCTTTAAGAACTTCAAGTTCATGGCGTTCGCAATCAATTTTTAACAATCCAAATTTTGGAAGATCTAAATCGTCCATTCTTTTTATATCAATTGATCCTGTACCAACTTCGCTTACATAACTGCCGCCAGTGTTTATATGATCGTAAACCATGTTTACTTTATTGTTTGTACTACCAAGTGCAAATTTATTAATATAAACTTTTGATTGATTAACATTTCTTTCTAAACAAGTATATACTTGCTCAAGTGGTTCGTATGCAAATACACGATTAAACTTTTTAGAAAGGGGCTTTGCCCATAAGCCTACATTTGCACCTACATCAACTGCTATATTAAAATCAGTTACATATTTGTATGCTTCATTTCTAACATCATCTTGATATTCAGGTGGGCCGCCTTTTTTTATTCTTTTATTAATTAGACGTTCGAAATGATCGTCTGATGTTGGCATCCAATAATTATGTACTAGTTTCATTGCTTTAATACCGTAATATATTTTATTACATTTATGTCAAATTTTTCTACATAACGTTCTGTAATTTTTTCATGCTGAATTTGCCAGTTATACTTTTGTAACTGACGTTTCCACCATTTAGGGTTTTCAATAATTAAATGTGCGTTCCTACCGTCACTTAATTTTTTCTTAGCTGGATGACAAGCAATTAAATGATAATGATATTTTGTAGTTCTAGCAAATAGATCATCTAGTGTTTTTTCCAGCATGTCTACTTCAACGTGTTCAAGCACATCGCTGCTATAAGTCATGTCGACTTGTTCAGGCAAGTCAATTGGACTTGTTACTGGATCGTATGTATACAATTTAATATCTGGATATGCTTCAGATATTGCTTGTGAAAGATATCCTTTACCACTTCCAAAATCTAAAAAGCTATTTACTTCTCCACTATCAAGAATTTCTTTAACTACCGCAGGAATGTCAGCGCCGCTTCCAAACGCTGACTTACTGTGTAAAGTTTTTAATTGTTTTAAATATTCTGCGCTATGTGCCATTACAGTGTTGCATCCTCCATGCCAGCAACTCTAAGTTTTACAACATTAGTAATTTGCCATTGCTTTTGATCAAGTGCTTTTAGTACACCTAACCACTTGTTACGCATTAGCGCAAACTCGTTGATAATCTTTTCGTAATCAACAACGTCTGCCTCACCGTCTACGTATTTTTCAACGTCGCGGCTTGACAGAGCTCGTTGATAGTTTTCGAGATATTTCTTAAAAAATGAACTACGTAATCTACGTAGTTCAATATTTAAATAGTTTAAAATTGCTTCAATTTCTTGAAGTTGATTAAAACGCTGTTCAACAATTCCTGGCATCTCGGCTGCTGCTTTTTCAACATTGCCTTTGAGTCTAACTTCTTTTTTTGCTTCTACAAGTTCAGTTTCAAAATATTGTATAGCACTCGGAATTTTAGAAATATCACGTGATACATCTGAATACCATCCCATTACTCATCCCACTCTTGTTCGTAGTCTTCTTCGTCATCATCTTCTAGGTAATATTGAATTGCGGCATCTAACAGTTTATCATTTCCAAGTGAAGATTTTAGTGTTAAGTCGTCAACACCATAATCAACTAACAAGTCAACAAATTTTTCAGCTACAAGTTCTGGTTGTTTCTTATCTAAGTAGTTTTTAAATAAGTTCCATATGTCAGCAATTTGATCTTCATCCATTTTCAGTGGTTTCCTCGATTAAGTTATCATCGGTATTTACCAATTCGGCATCTAATTCAGCTAGTTCTGCTTCTCTTGCTAACCGATCAGCTTCTTCTGCTTCGGCTGCAACTTGTGCTTCTTTAGCTGGCAAATCTGCCATAACTTTGTCGAGTAGTTCACCTGTCCAACGCTTACGGAACTCAAGGATCTCTTCACCGTTGCTCATAATAAATTTGTAACGATTGCCTTGCTTTTCTAACAAGCCTTTTGAGTCAAGTAAATCAAACATACCTGAATATGGATCCATTCCTGTTTCATATGGAATCTCAACTTGTACACTTTCAAATGGTTTATTATAACGTGTTTTCATTACCTTACACGCTGCTCTAATACCATGTACTTGTGATGTTTTGTTACCATCTGCGTCTACTTTTAGTTTAAGTTTCTTCATAGCAACGACCATTGAACTTGCATACACAAAGCCCGACCCGCCTGAAATCTTATCATCTGGATCAAACATATCTTGCGATGCATAAGTGTGGTTAGTAACACACATACCTACATTGTAGCTACCAAACATGTTAACACAGTTTGTTACAAGTGCTTTCAATGCCTTTGCCTTACGACCAAAGTCGCCTTTCATATCGCCTTTTTGGAACTGATCCATTTCAGTAGGTGACATAAGCATACCTAAACTATCAACTACAAACAACACCTTAGGACGTTCTTCTTCGTTCATACTTTTGTAGTCTTCCATAAACGTACTAACAGTCTTAGCAACGTCATCAATCATTGCCATGTTAAGTTTAAGAAGTTTGCTTTCATCTGTGTCTACTTTTAGTGCGTTTAACCATGTTTCGTCAAGTGCGTTCTCTGTATCAATAAGAACTACAAAGATACCTTGCTCTTGTGCATAACGTACAATGTTTCCTGCTACAATATAAGATTTACCTGCGCCTGATTCGCCTGCAAATACCGACACCTTGCCTAGTGGAATACCTTTTTTAAAGTCGCCACTTAGCAAATAGTTAAGTGCAAAGTTACCTGTACTAATCCAATCAGTTGGATCGTTAAAGCCTGCACTCATACCCGTAATAGATTTTGTCAACGAATTACGGAACTTCGTTGGATCAAATGTTTTACTGACCATTATTTCTCCTATTCTAAAAAGCAAGTAACCCCCCGGTATTGAGCCAGCTATGCTAAGCCTGGGGGGTGTTGTTAACTTATTGTCCTTGACGTGAACGAATCATTGCAAGGATATCTTGTGCCCCACCTTCGGCTGCTGGTGCTGCTGCTGGTGCTGCTTCTGCTGCAACTTCTTCATTAGACTTAAACGGAATATCATCATTACGTGTGTCTACTGCCGGAGCAGGAGTTGGAGCACTTTGACTAACGGCTGTTGCTTGTGGTGATGCCGGCTTTGATGGATCACCTGTACGTGCTTGCATGCCTGCTGGGCGGAAATATTGACTCCAACGATCTGGATCGTAAGCTTCGCCATCTACGCTTGCTTCAAACATTTCTGCAAGAACTTTAACAGCCACTTCATCTGGCTTTTTAGGAAGGAAGTCATTAAGATTAAACAGTCCATGTGTATTAACTGCATTCATCTCACTGTCGCTAAGTGGACGCTCTCTACGTGCCCAATTACTTGCGCCGTAATCTGCATATCCACCTTTGGAACCTTTTGCAAGACGGAAGTCTACACCAGCAGTATAATCTGTTGGTAATTCTTCCATGTCTGGATCCATAAGAGCTGCTTTAATTAACTGAAAAATTTGTGGACCAATAATAAAACGTCTAACAGGATTCTCTGGAGTAGTGTCCTCTGTTAGTGGATTATCAGTTACAAATCCTTGGAAGATATAAGAACGTTTCTTCCAATACTTACGACCCATATCTTCTAGACTTGGATCTTTAAACCAACCACGTACTTCCTGTAGAATTGGACAGGATTCGCCGTACATTTCCATACATGGAACTTGTACTTGTACTGGACGTGAACTTGTATCGCCCTTTACACCGCTAAATGGAAGTTTAATCATCAAACGTTCTTTCCAGAAGAAAGTATTTGAATCGTCCCCATCAGGCAAGAAGCGAAGAGTAGTTTGTTCGCCTTCTTTCATATTCCAAAATGGGTAAATTGCGTTGTCGCCACCGCCTGTGCGTTGACCGCCTGCGCCGGCTTCTTGTTCTTTAAGTTTTGCTCTAATTTCTGCTAATGATGCCATAGTTATGCCTCCTATAATGTTGCCTATGTCTTGTGTTGTTGTATGCCTTAATGTGCAGTACTATTACATACTACACAATATACTAGTGTTTGTCAAGTCTTTTTTTAAAGAAAAAACATAAAAACTTATTAGCAGATTATTTTAAACCTGCTAAATTCTTAATTCTATTATACTCTGTATCAACTTCGCCTTGTTTTGCTAGTTCTGTTTCAGGATATCTACTGTATTCAGCCTCTTGTGCGTTACGCTGTGCAACCATAGCTTCTACTTTTTCAATAAATTGAGCAGCTGGCTCTACATATTGCTCGCCATAATCTTTTTCTACCATAGTAAGTACTGCTGTTTGGCCTTTAGGAAATGTTCCGTTTTCTCTATCAAAATAAGATAGAATGAACTCTCCAATTGGTGTTTTTTGTTCTTCTTCTGGTTCTGGTGTGCCTGCTTTTGCTAATTGACCTTTTTGGTTAATTTTAACATCCATTGTGTCGTCTGCTTCAGCACGACAATCTTCTTCGCAATCGCATCCTGGTTTAGGATTGCCTACTTCGCAGCCGCAATGCTTACAAGTATCTTTACTTTCAGCAAACTGGCCCATTAGTTTATCAATTGCTTTTTCAATAAGAGAATCAATACTGCTTACTGTTGTTTCGTTTGTTGCTTTGTTCTTAGCGTGGCAATCGCAATGCTCGCAATCTGGGCCACATGAACATTCTGTTACAGGTTTGCCGCAACATGCATCTGGACACATTTCAACTGCTT